GGCATAGATTGTTTGAAAGCAATCTCAAATTACAAGGATCTCAATGTAATCACAAAGCACAAGGCAGACCTATTGGAGTTTATGGATCTCTAAATGATGAAATACCAAATGGAGGCAAGACAGCCAAAACAATTGATGAAGGTCGTAAAGCAATGGATATGGATTGGGCTATTTGGACTGAATTAGTTGAAGCAATTCCTCCAGCCTTTACAAAATATCTTGGTGAACAATTACGCAGACACGCCGTCAGATTTGGAGTGATGTGATACCCTTAAACGCAAATTCGCTTTCAGAGCGAAAGGGCGATCTGCGAAGCAGAAAGATCGCAAGGTTTGGTTTGGTGATATCTCTGTTCCTTGGCAGTAACATAGCCTTTCTAAAAGATGATTCCTTAGCTGTATCTTGGTCAATACCTAAACTAAAACAATATACATTTCATAAGCTAGATTATTCGTTTGATCAGTTTTACTGTGTTGATGAGCTTTGGACAAAAGAGAGCCGATGGAATTACAAAGCCAAGAACCCTAAGTCAAGTGCATTTGGTATTCCACAGATATTAGGATTAAAAGAAACTAATCCAACTAAACAGATCGATAAAGGATTGGCTTATATTAAACACAGGTATGATGATCCTTGTAAGGCTTTAGCACATCATAAGATTAAGGGATGGTATTGAGTAAGTCAGCATTAAGAGATAGTGGTAGCACTCGCCAATGGCGATCTATTCGCAGTAGAGTGTTGCGCAGGGATCAGTTCATTTGCTTTTACTGTGGGCAAGAAGCTACAACTGTTGACCATGTGATCCCAAGAAGGTTGGGTGGTCTTGATAGTGATGATAATTTAGTTGCTAGTTGTTCCAAGTGCAATTTAGTTAAGGGGGGTAGGTTTTTTGCACGCCCTAGGACACCACCGACCCCCCGATCCTTTTCTAACCCACAAAACACCTCGATCGCCCACGATCAGACTGAATCGCTTTGATAAATTTACAAACGGGAGAGATCTTTTCAGATCAGGCTCAATCGGGATTAGGAGGTGTGCAAACTCCCCGTATTCACTCCAAACTCAATGATTTGCCGTCTAAAGGTCAAGAGATGATTGATTTTGCAAGCCAACTTGGCATACAGCTTATGGATTGGCAAAAGTTTGTTGCAATTCATGCCCATAAAGTCAAAGAGGATAATCGTTGGGCAACCGCCGAAGTAGGGTTGTGCCTTAGTCGCCAGAATGGAAAGAGCACTTTGATGATGCTTCGAATCCTGACCGGCATGTTTGTATGGGGTGAAGGATTACAACTAGCATCAGCTCATAGATTAACTACATCACTTGAAACATTTAGGCAGATTGTTGCATTGATTGAACAACATCCGGAACTTGAAAAGGAAGTAAAGAAAATCCGATGGCAACATGGTGCAGAGGAAATTGAATTGTTTGGCAATAGGCGGTTCGTTGTAAAAGCTGCCAACAATGCTGCAAGAGGTTTGAGTAAACCCGAAACGATACATATGGACGAGTTGCGTGAATACAAAGATGAGGATGCTTGGTCATCAATGCGTTATTCCATGATGAGCGCCAAAAACCCACAGGTATGGGTTTATTCATCAGCAGGAGATCAACATTCCGTAATTCTAAACAAATTGCGTGAGAGGGCGTTAGCGTCAGCCACGACTAACGATCCGATTGGTTGGTTTGAGTGGAGTGCCGAACCAGATGCGCCGATTCACCTTCCGTCCGGCGATGTCAATTGGTCAGCATTTGCTCAAGCCAACCCATCATTAGGAATAACCATTCATCCCGATAATATCTTGGCTGCAATAAATGATCCTCCAGATATTGTAAGAACCGAACTCCTTACGCAATGGGTGGACACAATAAATTCAGCTATTGATCCGCAAAAGTGGGCAATGTGTGAAATCGATCCAATACCGATCGACCCTGAACAACCTACTTGGTTTGGCTTGGATTTGTCACCTGATAGAAAGTTTGGGGCGTTAGTCGCTGCCCAACGAATGTCGGGAGAAAGATTTTATGTTCAATTGCTTCACACTTGGTCAAATGATTACAGCTTAAATGATTTGGCGGTTGCAAATGATATTGCGCCTTATGTTAGAAAATACAACACTCAAACCGTTGCTTACAGTAAAAGAACTAGCCAAGCAGTCGCATCAAGGTTAATCCCAGCCGGAATTCAAACAACTGACATGGATGGGGCTATTTACGCAGAATCGTGCGATCGATGGCTTGGGGCTATAAATTCCCACAGGTTGCAACATTCAGGGCAAGAGGAATTAACTCAACAAACATTATCAGCTGCGAAATTGCCTTACGGAGATGGAAGTTGGATTATAGGAAGGAGAGCCAGTAGGGTCGCCGTTTGTGCTGCTGTTGCCACAAGTCTTTGCTCCTATTTTGCGACACAACCAGAAACGGAAATAGATATACAAGTCGGATAAATAGGATATATGGTATATTATGCTCTAATGGGATTATTCGATCGATTTACAGCAAAATCAAACCAGCAAGCAAATCTAGTAGATGTTGCAGCTGCTCTCGCACCTTACAACGCTCAACAATTAGTTGGCGGAATTTTATTTGGAACTACAACTGCAACTCGTGAACAGTATATGGCGATCCCTAGCGGTGCTCGTGCAAGAAATATAATTTGTTCAACTGTCGGATCTTTACCGCTTGAGCAATACAATCATTTTACAAACGAACACATAAGACCAAACAGAGTAATTATGCAACCAGATCCAAGAGTTGCTGGATCAGCAATTTATGCTTGGATTGCCGAGGACTTGCTTTTATACGGAGTTGCTTACGGAATGATTATGGATGCTTATGCTGCAACTGATGCATCAAGAATTCGTGGATGGACAAGAATTGCACCAAACAGAGTATTTGCATCATTGAATGGAAACTCAACCGAAATTGAGTATTACACAGTTGATGGCAAGCGAGTGCCACCTTACGGATTAGGTTCGTTAATTGTATTTAACGGATTAGATGAAGGAATTCTAAATCGTGCCGGTCGCACAATTAAAGCAGCCGCTGAATTAGAAAAGGCTGCCGAAATGTATGCAAAAGAGCCGATGCCACAAATGGTATTGAAATCAAATGGCACAAATCTTACTCCAGAGCGAATTACAAAGTTATTAGAATCTTGGAGAATATCAAGATCAACAAGAGCAACTGCATTCTTAAATGCTGATGTTGAATTACAAGCATTAGGTTTTGATCCTGCTAAATTACAATTAAATGAAGCTAGACAATACTTGGCTCTGGAAATCAGCAGAGCAAGCGGCATTCCGGCAAGTTTCGTATCTGCTGAAACTACTTCAATGACTTATTCAAACATGACAGCTGAAAGAAAAGCATTGATTGACTTTTCACTTCGTCCAATACTTACAGCAATTGAGCAAAGACTTAGCCAACCAGATTTTGTGCCAAATGGTATGGAAATTCGTTTTGACATTGATGATTTCTTGAGAGGTTCAGCATTAGAGCGTGCTCAAGTTTATGAAATCCTAAATCGCATTGGCGCAATGAGCGTTGAGCAAATCCAAGAGGAGGAGGATCTAATTCGATGAAAATTAGTTTCCCAATTGAAATAACCGCAGCCGATACAAACAAGCGCACAATCTCAGGCAAGATCGTAACTTGGGATGAGCAAGGCTCAACAAGTGCCGGATTAACTGTTTTTGAAAAAGACAGCATTGATTTCTCTAAGCCTGTCAAATTATTACTTGAGCACCAAACAACAAAGCCATTGGGCAAGTTGGTCGATATAACTGCTACAGATACAGGGCTTGAAGCAACATTTCGTTTGGCAAAGACTTTCAGAGCTGATGATGCTCTTGAGGAAGCTGCAACAGGACTTCGTGATGGTTTTAGCGTAGGCGTAAAAATTAACGAATGGAAAAATGTGGAAGGCGTGTTACGCATCCAAAAAAGTTCCTTGCAAGAGGTCAGTTTAGTAACAGATCCAGCAATTGACAGCGCACGAGTTGCTGAGGTAGCAGCTAGTGAAACAACAGAGAATTCCGAAGCAACCGCTGAGGAAACCACAACAAAGGAGAACAACTTGTCTGATACAACATCAGAAGCTCCTATCGCAACCGAAGCGGTAGAAGCGACACAGGCTCCAGTTGTAACTGCTCAATACATGGCATACACAAAGCCTCGTGTTGATACAAATGTTACAGCGGGACAATATCTAAATGCACAGATCAAAGCACTTGGTGGCGACACCGATGCTCGTGATTTAGTCGCAGCATTACAAATTGCAACTGTTTCTGAAAATACAGGAATGGTTCCACCAAATTATTTGCGTGATGTTATTGGCGTAATTGATTCATCCCGTCCATTTATTGATTCAATCGAGCGTGCTCCACTTCCAGCATCAGGAATGAAAATTTTCACTCCTAAATTAGGAACACAGGCAACTGTTGCTCAAACTGGTGAGGGCGTTGAGTTTTCATCAACCGATACAGTTGTAACTTTCCAAGAGGACAATATTGTTAAGTTTGCAGGCGCAAATGTAGTCAATGTTGAATTATTTGATCGTTCAGACCCATCTTTTGCTGACCTTTTGGTTCGTGAGTTAGCGGCATCTTATGCACAAAAGACAGATGCTTATGCAGCAAACATTGCAGCACAAAACTCAATTGGTTCAACCGGATCATCTATCTATAAAGCCATCGCTGATGGAATTGCAGATTCTTATGGCGTTATGCGTTTCACACCAAACCGCCTATTGGTTGCTCCTTCAGGTGGACAAAATGATATTGATTTCGCTGGATTACTTGGCGCAGTTGATGGATCAGCCCGTCCACTATTCGCAGCAGCAGCTCCACAAAATGCTGGCGGATTAATTTCACAAGGCTCAACAGCTGGAACAGTTGCTGGTCTTTCATTAGTTGTTGATCCTAACTACACAGGCAACGATGCAGGTGCTAAATATGGATTAGTTTATCCATCAGCAGCAATGCGATTCCACGAGAGCGGCACAATTGAACTTCGTGCCAATTTGGTTGCTAATGGACGCATCGAGATCGGTCTTTATGGTTATGTAGCCGTAGTAAACCGTTTCCCTACTGCATTCCGTTATTTAACAGTAGCGTAATTTAACTGAGTGCCTGTGGTTGCTCCCGATCACAGGCATCCATTAATGGGAGTTTAGAGAGGAACTTATGCCTACAATTATTACAGCATCACAGCTGAGATCTGTGTTGGGTGTAAGTTCCGCTCTTTATGATGACACTTACCTAAACCAAATTATTGATACAGCAGAAACAGTTATTTTGCCAATGCTGGTAACATTCAAAAGCCCAATCGAGAAAGTATCGCTGACTGATAATGTCGCTACTTTCACTACACTAGGAATACATGAATTCACCGAAGGACAATCAGTCATCATCACAGGATGCGGATCACCATACAACGGAACAAGAGTTGTGTTGGCAGATAATCTTGGACAATATACCTTTTCGCAATCGATCACTAATGCCGACATACTCGAGGCTAATGTCATCCCATCCGGAGTTGCTGCCCTTTCTGGCGGATCAACTTATGTT